CTTCTATATCTGATTTATACAAGAAAGGAGAGAGTAAATTTTAATCTTTTTAGAGATAAAATGCCAGTTTCTACTTCTTGGGTAGGTAAGGTATTTAAAGATTCTATTCTTGGGGTAATAAGCGATATAGAAGCAGGTAAAATAGAAATCATTTATAGAGATAGAGATACAATGGCTGTACAGTCCAGACTTGTACAGGACATAAGAGGTAGACAAGTACAGGCAAAAAATCAAATGTACAATTTAATACATTCTGTTGAGGGTGTAAAAAATCTTTCTCAAAATATAGAAAATCTGATAACTTCTGAACTTAAGTATATTCCAGGTAGAGTATCTGAATATTCTTCTTATGATTACCATGATCCTGGACATTTAGTCTTAAATGATGAATATTTAAAAATCCAAATATTCCTGCAAAGACTGGATATTACATTTGATACACTGAATCCAGATAAGGTAAAAGAAGATCTTTTAAAAAGAATAAAGAAGATACCTATGTGTGGAGTTGTTCCAGAGTTCCCAGATTCGCCCAATCTCCCAGATATTAAACCAAACTACTCAAATCTTGGGCTTTCATCTTATTCTTCTTCGGATATTTCAAGACTTCCATATTGGGTACAATTCTCTATTGGACTAAATGCTATTGCTGTCCAACCTAAGTATTGGACAGTTGGACTTATCATAGGAACTAAAAGAATAAAACTACCAATTGTGTGGATTCCTCTTGTTTGTATTCCTACTCCTGTTTGTATTTTTGTTCTCTGGCTAACTATTAATGGTATTGTAGTTTTTCCAGTTCTTTATACACTTAAATTCTTTCCACTTGGAGATTCTGACAGCGAACTTACTACACTCTTTAAAGGAAGTAAACAACTTATAAAGACTAAAACAACAAGTAAGAGTTTTTCACTTCCTATCTTTGGAGGAATAGATGTAAATCCAGAGGTATCATCAAAAACTCCATATAACATAGATGATCTACCTATACAGGAGAGACTTGGACTTGGAAATCCACCACATGTTGAATTTCTAAATAAGTGGTGTAGTACGGCTAAGCCTTATATGGGACTCTAAGACAAAGTACATAGGGAAATTTTCCAAAATATGACCAGTTCAAGAATTGCTATTACTGATTTCCTACTTCTTGAATATAATTATTCAAGTGGTGTCTCTTTATCTTCTGAATTTGATTATTCTGTTGTAAGATCTGCAGATGACAACTTTGTGCAGATAATTGAAAACACAAATAAAACAGGTAACAATGCTGATCTTGAACATAGCGTAATTCAAGTAGGTACAACACCAAGATTTGCTGGAAAATCTATAGGTAGTCTTGAATCTGAACATTCAAACACTTTACTTGTAAACAAATACTCATTCCTTAGAAGTACCACTATTCCTATGAATACTGTGAGGCTTTATTTAAAGAGTGGATACACATTTACAGAAGATATAAAAGGATTCCTGCTTGAAGTAGTACTTAAAAATGAAAATGACAGCAAATTCAAACTTTGCCACTTTAAATTTACAAAAGAAGATTATTCACTGATCAGATATCCAAAAACTCCTATAATAATCAGTGAGGTTGTTTATGATTCGTACTTAGAAATAAGAATACCTGCTCCTGTCTATGTAAGTACAGGAAGTATGCCATACGCACAGGATCTCTCACTTGGTACACTTGAAAGAAATATTTACATTTCTATAAGTACTATTACAAAAGAGGTTATTTCTCCAGCAAATACAGGAGTTTCCTATGAAATTGGAGATACAAAATCTGTTGTACTTTCTGATATAGAACCAGTAAGTTCAGTTACAGCAAATCTTGTAGAAAAGAATGGATACTTTGAATACTTTGGAAATACTACACTCCCTGATTATTCTTTTGAAGATTATATTTATGAAATAATGGGTACAGGAGTAAATTTAATGATTACACATACTCTAAATGTTTATGAACATACTGATGGAGAAAATGTACTTACTTCTTCTATAACTACACTTCAAACATCTAATTTCCATAAAAACTTTAAATTTAAACCTATACTTGAATATCCTGATGTACTCCGTGCAATATCTGTAGATTATACAATGAATATCCTAAATACAAAAACTGGACATTCTATTGTAAAATCTGCATCACTTACAACAGAGAAGATAGGTAATTTTAAAAATACATCTACTACTCTCAGACTTTCTGGAGATGTTTATTCTCATAAACTTTATCTACCTAAAAATGAAACTACTTCTGTAAATCTCTTTGAAAAACCTACCCAGAAGCCAGGTTCTGTAATTACTCCTATCTATATCAATGTAAATGTTATAGATATGCTTACTAAAGAAGAGAGTCATATTACTATAAATCCAGGATTTACTACTAATCACAAATTTACTCTTGTAAATAAACAAGATGACATGATTAAACCTGTGGAACTGGATTCTATAAACAATTATTATATGGTGTTCTTTGGAGCAGATGATAAAAAATTGTTCATTCCAGAGTCTAAACTTTCTGGAATATCAAGGACATCTGGAGAACTTCTTTTCTCTATTCCAGAGAATGTATCATCTTCACTTTCTTCTGCTATAAATCACAAATTTTATATTGTGTCTAAAAGTCCATCAGTAGCAGATACAGTACTTACGCAGGGAACTTGGGAACTTAAATAAATCTTTTTGAATGGAATACTTAGGAAAAATAGTCGATATAAATGATCCTCTTCATAAGGGAAGATGTAAAATACTTGTGTATGGAATCTTTGGAACTACTAAACTTGAAGATATCCCAGTTGAAGATCTACCCTGGGCATATCCAGAAGTACCTATTACTTTTGGAAATAAAGGAGGAGGACAAATTTCTATTCCTAAAAAGGATCAGATAGTAAAGGTTAAATTTCCTACGGATTCCATCTATCATCCTGTTTATACTTCTATTGAAGAACTTGCAGAAGATATGATAGATGAAATGAAAAAAGATTACGAGGGTTTCCATTCTCTTCTTTATGATACGGCAGGAAGTATTAAAATATACTTTGCAAAAGGTACTGGACTTATGATAGATCATGGAACATCTATCTTAAATATTAAACCAAATGGAAATATTGTAATTAATCACTCAGGTTCTTCTTCTACCATAGAACTTGCAGGAGATACTATTTCTGTTACCAGTACTAATGCTGTAAATATTTCTACACCAAATACAATTACTTCAAACAGCAATTATGTCCATGTCAACGGTAGTACAACTGATGTAGGTGCAAATCCGATATATTCTGCTGTAAATGGAGAACCTCTGATGTTACTTCTTAAAGCAATGGCAACTGCTATCGATCAAAGTAAATTTCCTATATCAAATGGAACATTTTCACAGATGGTACAAAGTGCAGAAAGTTCTATTCTTTCATCTACTGTAAATACAACACCTTAGAAGAGAGTACCAGGTTTCTTATTTTCTTTTTTAGGTTTCTTATTTTCTGCTTCTATCTTTAAAAACTCAGTATCTTTTTCTGCTACTCTAGATCTGGCTTCTTTAGATAATTTATCAGCCATCTCATTATACTTATTTCCAGAGTGACCTTTTACCCAAGACAGAGTAAATTTATTTGTAAGAACATCAAGAAGTTTTTTCCAAAGGTCAGGATTTTTAGTACCCTCAAAATTTTTACTTTTCCATTTGTATATCCACCCAAGATTTATACTATCTGTAATATACTTACTATCTGTAAAAATTTCTACTTTCACATCTTTATCTTTGTAAATTTTCATGGTCTCTATAACAGCCATAAGTTCCATTCTGTTATTTGTGGTATATTCGAAACCTTTACTTATAAGAATTGGATTCTTATCTTTTCTAAGAATTACTATACCATAACCACCTACTCCTGGATTATGAGTACAACCACCATCTGTATAAACTGTTATCTGTTCCATGTTCTTTCTAAATAATATTTTGAATCTTCATAACTTCCTGTTTCCATATTGAACACTTTACTTACCTGTGAAATGAGAACAGGAGAATGAGTGGCAATAATGTATTCTGTACCGTACTCGATAGTACTTCTTATAATTTTTACAAATTCTTCTATTTTCTTTATAGAAGTCCAGGATCTGGCTCATCAAGAAGGATAAGACTACCTGTGTGACTTTTTATACTT